ATGTCTCGAATCAAGATATCCATTCTACTCATCTTTTCCTTGATCGTCATCGGCAAGGCACATGCCTCAGCAGACGTCGCAAGCACGCCACCAACATTTGAGATTACACAACCTGCAGCTGATCTGTTGCCACTTTTTGATCGCCAGATAGAGGTGTTCGGCATCCCGATCTACGCTGATTCAGGCATTTCAAAAAGAAGATTGCTGCATGCAGCAAATATCTTCGCACAATACCTCGACAACGACGAAGACGGAAACGTTGACAATCCACTTATTCTCGAAGCCATGCACAAAAACGACGCGTTTCTAGTTATGTGGAGCAGTGAAGAACGGTTAGAGCAAATGATGGAAGCCCATGAACAGTCGCTACTGAAGGGGTACGGGCAAGATCTTGGGAATGATGAAACACGACCAGAATGGCACGCCCAACAACACACAGGCCGTTTTGATGCTTCCATTGAAGAAATTTGGCACCTTATTACAAGTGCCGGCTATGCAGAAGCCTATCCTGAAATATTTGGAATAGAAGATGAGAGCGCATTAACACGCGCAATGGATAAGGCACGCGGAGGTCATTTTACGTCAGTTCCTTCACGCTACCCAGACACAGCATGGTTCACGTACTACGATGACACATGTAATTATGAAGGAATGGCTGTTGAATATATTTATTGGGGTATGACCTCAATCCTTGGCGCCCAGTCCAAGCGTGCTCATGAAATTGATGATGAATGGAGACTCTACAAAAAAGAATATATAGAAAGACATGATCCCGCACTGTACAAACTGTTAACCACAAAAAAATATTCGTTACCCCAAAAATTACCTGATGGTAATTACCGAGGCTTCTTTTACAAAAAATAAATGTAGCAATTCATTCTCTACACCATAAAAAAGGAAGCTGTTTTTTCAGCTTCCTTTTCACATGTACTACTCTACTTCTGCAATTCTCGTTCTATTTCTTCAACATAACTTTTTGCAAATTGCTTTGTAACTATAAGTACATCTTTCGTTTCATCATCATCGTTCATATGCTGTATGAGATACCCAAGCATATTTTCCATCTGATGAATACAAGTTATAGCTTTGAACAGAATATTAGGTGTTGCTGCTTCTGTGTTCATATGTACCTCTTCAAGTATCATAATATAATAACTATAGAAGGACGCATTCTACTTGAATACACTACATTCACAATACATTTTTTGTACAAAGCGCAACTCGTGCACATTCTGTTCAGACTGTTTTATCCGTTCACACCACAAACTCCGCTTCAATGGCTGTAATACCCCCACTGGAGTTTATTGTATGTGTGGCTCTGGTAACGCCCCATTCGCCATCAATTCCTGATCGAAAATCTTTTAAGATAATGCGGGATTCCGCCACTAAGTCCGGAGCAAAGGGGATTGATAATGAAAGAGTTCTCTTCCCTCGTTCAAACACCTTAAGTTGTTTTTGCGCAGCTGATGACGCTTGAACGCTGTCTGAAAAAACGCCTTTAATACGGTGTACTGGTTCGCCTTTCCCAGCTGCCACCTCAACATTCATCGCTCCAGCAGTGTCCCGATATGTTGCAACAACCTGCTTAAATGCCCTGCACTGGGATATTTTAACAGAGCCGCTTGTAACCTGCTCTTTAGTAATATGGATTTTGGGCATTGCTGCCCCCGTTGTACTCTTCCCTTCACCGCGCTTAACAAACAACAGCCTGCCACCATTAGCCTTGGCTATTGCATCGTACTGTTTGGCAATGCGTGTCAGCAGGTTCATATCAGACTCGTCACTCTGATCAATGTGCGATAGCTGAACCTTTGCCAGTCCTGCATCCAATGCCGGCGCAAGGTTATGATCATTAGCAATAGTCATCACAAGGTCATATATCGTTCCTGCTGGAAAGGATCGGGACTTTTGAGATTGTAACGGCGTCATCCCGTTTTTACTTTGCTTAAATGGTGCTGCATTTGCTGAAATAGCCATGCTGTCCGGCGGGAAATTTAATGTTACTGTATCAACAATGTACTTCCCCATGAGCCGCAACTCATTCCTGTAGCCAACGTACGCCGTCAATTCTGCACCCGGCTCCGGCAAAGCAATGCCTGAATCTGCAAGAGTGAGGCTTAATTTATCAGACTTGTATCCAGCCTCATCCGTAATAGTCAGCTGAGAAACTTGTCCACGCAGCAACTCTGTAATGTCTTTCCCATTGGCTTCAATCCGGTAATCAAGTGCATACGCTACCATAAGTGTACACTCTCAACAGCTTGCGGTTTCGGCAAATCAGGAAGAGTGACAAGAACACCCATAGGCAAAACAGCACCTTGGGCTGCAAGCCCCTTATTTGCCTCAAGCACCTGTTCCAGAGCGCCGGATTGACCGTTATACTGCTTACACACAATCGCATCCAGCACATCACCTTGCTTTGTTCTGTATACTACGCTCATATCTTCTCACCGGCATATTTGAGCTCTAATGTGAATTCAATTTTCTGCGGAAATCCGCCCGGCAAAAAGTCACTGCCCTTTTCGGTAATTGCAGTAATGCACCAGAAACCGTGCAAGTCCCCGTAGCTATCAGTCAACGCTAGCGGCTTTCCGTTCCCTGCGTCCGCCCGCATGGTTACAACTTGTTCAAGCCCCCCTCTATAAGTTGGCAGCACAACTCCCTGCAGACTTAATGTGTCTGCGCCTACTCCCGTAAATTGCAGATGCGGATTACTACCAATACGCGCCTGCTCTGCCCATTTATATGAACTGGAACGACTGGAACTTGTATACGCAGCATTTTTCAACGAGAAGGTATAGTCTCCGAGCTTCATCATAGCTTTCGGTTCAGCAATAGCCGGTCTTACTTCCATGTGCCCTCCATAACATTATGCGCAATCATATAATGCTCCGCTTTCACCAGTAAAACAATCGTGCACAGCCTCTGCAACAGCCTTAGGAGCTTGCCCTTCTGCTGCATAGACATTGATCGTCACAGTGCGGTTGTCTGTTACCTGATTACTTGAGGCTTGAGACTGGGTTACCGACACAGGCAGTAGTTCTTTTCTTGGCGTACCACCTGCAATTGAAGCATTTGCCTGTAATGAGGGAGTGTACTCGCCTGGAACTGCACCAATGACTGGCTTTTTACTTTCTTCAGCTTTTTTTTCTTCTTCAGAGTCCCCTCCCATGCCAAAGAAGGTTGCTATCGCACTGCCAATGCCACCTGCGTTAAATGCTGCCTTCAACTTATCCCAGGTAGAGATTAGTCTGCCGACTGCCAATACAGCTACACTAATCGCCAACCCGATAGGGTTCGACATAAAAGCCAGCCCGACGGCTTTAATGCCGCCAATCAACGCAGGGAACACACCGGAAAGGAGCGGAGCAACAGCTTGTCCCACACCAAACAGTGTTTTCACCATCTGGTAGCCGGAATACACAAATTTCATGCCCAACACGCTTCCTACCACGGCAGCAACATTTCCAAATCCACCGAGCGCATCTGAAACACTAACCACGGTATCCAGCAATGAAAAAGCAACATCAACTACCTTCGGTAATACCTCGCCAATCATTGCTCCAAATGCTTTAATAGAATCTCTGTGTTCATTAAATAATGCACCAATTTTCGGACCAATCTCCTCTATAAACGGAGCCAGCGCGCCACCGATGAGCCCAAAGAATTCCGCAGAAGCAGAAGACACCACGCTCCCGACATTTCCCATTGCCGAAGCATACTTCACAGCTCCAGAGCGTCCTTCTTCAGACAGCACATTATATTTAGCCTGTTCGGCATAGATATCCTTCAAACCACCTTTCATCGTTCTTAAGTGCCCAAAGAAAACTGTTGCATCACCACCAAACAATTTTTTTGCTGCAGACTGGGCAACCTGCGCATCGCCAGCACCTTTAATGGCAGTTGCTATAGTTTCAAACTGCTGTTCAGGAGATAGCTTTTCCAGATCCTTAAATGATAATCCAAGCATCTTTAATGATTCAGTCATCGGCTTTACATCACCAGACTTCTTTGCTTCACCGAACTTGGTGTTCATATTCTGAATCATTTTGCTTGCAGAGTCAGACTTCAATCCAGCGTCTGCCGCCAAAGCACTCCATGCACCAAATGCCTTACCAGAAACACCCAGCGATTGAGCCAGCTTTTCCTGCTGTGCTGTCTGCGCATTCACCGCTGACATTTTTTTAGTGAAATCTACAGCCTTACCAATCCCAATGCCTAGGTAGCCTGCAAACCTTGCTGTTGTCTCAAATGCCTTGCCAATCTTTACAATGCCACCTTTGCCAGCTCGCATTTTACTCATACGAACTTCTGTTTTACCAATGGCTTTGGACAGTCTGTCCTGTTCAAGGCTACATCTTTTTGTATCGACGCCTGCTGCACGCAACGAATCCCCAAGCTCTTTTAATCTGCTGCGTTGCTGCACATATGACGATTTTGCTTCGTTTGCTGCCTTGCGGGCAGCGTGCATAGACTGCGTCATTTCCTTTGAAGGCTTAGGTACACGAGCGACAGCACGCTCCAGCTTATCCGCCTCACGTTTCAGGGTACGATACTCACGCCCCGCTTTACGCACCTGCTGAGGATCAAACTTCTCAAGCATATTTTGCTTATTTTTCAAATCTCGAAGAGAGTCGCCAATCTTAATGTACTCTTTTTCCACAGCCTGCGTTACGGCATTGAGTGCCGGGGCAATTGCCCCACCAACCTCAACCATTACTGTTTCTTTATTCTCTGCCATTCAGCCTCCCTAGCTCCTGCACCCACATGGCAAGCTCCTCACATGACATCTCCATCAACTCGCTGTATCCCCAACCTGTATGACTGGACAGATACAACACGTAGTTACGCGCCAGTTCTGGCGTTAGGATAAAAAATCGTGGTACGCACTGTGAAGCTGGCTGTAATCCGCTAACTCAAGCTCCTCGAGCACATCCGGTGTAATTTCACACAGGTTAGCAAACAGAGTCAGTTCCATCTCCTCCTTACCGGATGCCTTTTGCGCCACGATCTGATCACGCACTTTAGGGGCACGCATGGAAAGTTTTTTGTATTCATGTCCATCCACGGTAACCGGGTATTTCAATTCAATATCAACAGTACGCATTGGTAATTCCTTTTTTCTTTCTTGCTGAGCAATTCTACTCATGAAAAAAGTCAGGGCAGCACATGTATGCGTCTGCACCTGACTTTCATAGTGTGTATCCGGTTCCCGCCAACCTTGACCCAACGGGAACCGATACTTTTACCCTGCTACCGAATACATAAACTCCGGCAGCATCTATGCCGACATGCTACAGACCAAGGTTAGCGCGGTGCTGTGCAAGCTGATCTTTGCCGTTGATGATGCGCTTCATATTCAGCACATCAATCTCGTGCACAACAATGCCGTCCTGAGTGTATTTGTAGTATTCAAGATTAACTGTGTACGCTGTGGAAGATTCACCACCAGCTGTCCATGCAGTAGGTGCAATCTTGGTAATGCGACCGAACATAGTCACAACAACCGGAGTCACAGTTCCATTGTAACTTTCAAGACTAGCCTTAATTGTAAGCTGAACCCCACCTGCTTTATTCACACCGAACAAGCTCAGTGTTTCAGTACAATTTTTTGTTGTAGTGAACGTGGCCACAAGCTCTTCCATGCCCTTATCAATAGAAATAGGAGCATCCATACCGCCAACGCGGAACTGTTCAAGCTTAAGGCTCAGATCAGGAAGTTTTACTTCTTTAAGATTACCCGCAAAGCCATGACCATCCACAAACAGGTTAGCACTTTTTAAAACGTTTTCTGCAACTAACATTATTTAAAAACCTCCTGCACGTAGCCATTTGTCATACGGCTGCGGAATGTTACTCGTTCTGCGGTGTATGCCGGTGTAAAATCGAAATCAAAGTAGGTATGCCCCTGCTCAATCTCGCTGGAACTGTTGATTTCTTCATCAACCCAGCACTTACCGCCCAGAATCGCACCTTTCTGTTCCAATGTGCGCAGGAACTGATTTACTGATTCCTGCACAGCTTCAAAGTAGATACGACCAACAGGTCTATCCACTGCCCACAGGTGCGCCTGCTGGATGGATTCGTTAATCATGTCCGCGATACGACGTACAACAAGGAACGCCCAACGGGCATCACCGGAAGTTGTACGGTTACCCCAAAGTCTGTAACCATCTTCGCAAATAATGGTTGCAATCTTGTTCTCGTTCAGCACATTCGCTTCGCTTGCAGTATCGCCCATTTCAAACGGAATTGGACGCGCAACACCGGAGATGCCGAGAATCTGTTTGTTAGAAGGAGACCACCAGAATCCTTTTTCCGCATCTGTGCGGGCAATAACACCAGCAACGCGGGCAGAAGCAGGCTCGTCCACGTACGCACCCTTTCGGAACACAGTGACAAACGGATCAACAATGTAGGTTCGGGCAGAGCCGAACAGTTTTGCATCCTGCATTGCAGCTTCAGAGTTGGTGTTGCAACCGTCCTTAATGGCAATCGCGTTCAGCTTTTCAGCAATAGTTTCCAGTTCAGCAGCAACAGCATTTTTCAAGAACTGACCAGAATTATCCGGATCTTCAACACGCTGATGCGTAAAGCCCGGAGCAATCAGAATTTTAGGTTTAACAGCGCACTTGGATTTCGCACCAAGCAGAGCGTGCACACCCTTCAGGCCATCATTAGAAGTGCCGCCGACAACATTGGTCATAGTTGCAGCTTCGTTATCCCCCTCTGCAACACGCACAACCACAACCAGACCGTGGTGCTGGTCGAAAATAGCATCCATAGCATTCGGCAGTGTACCAACAGCATTACCTTTGGTATCCAGCAACGCAGCTTTACGCGGACTGCCATAGATCAATACCGGTGTATCGAGCGGAAACGCTGTCTCATCCGCGTCCGGAGCAGTACCCACAATACCGATCACTGAAGAACGCACCACCTTGACCGGACGACCGCCCTCATCAATCTCTACAAATTCCACACCATGCAAAAAATCTGTACTCATCATTTACCCTTTTTAGTATGTCTCCGACGGCTCTCCGAGGGGCAAGGGCTTTGCCCTGCACCCACAAGGGGCTTGCCCCTTGACCCGTTTAGGAGATTGGTTACTTCGTTACCTACCCTGCATTTTCAGCTACAAAGTATTCTTCCCCACCATAGTGAACGGCTAAAAAGTAGTGGACTGCCATTAATGCCCGCGCAGGCAAAAGCAGCCTGCTCTTTTTCGTGCACAGATAGATCATATTAGCGAGGAAATAGAGGTCTGCCCTCAATTTGTCCTCCCCTTCCTGATACATCCAATCATGGATATTGCAGGCTTCCGAAATATCTGCCCCTACCAAATTGTCCGGCACAATTTTGCCAATCAACCCTTCAGGCCCACAGCCATTGCAGACTCGATTCTTTAATTCCTGCGAGGCCTCAAGGTATGTTTTTGATGCAAGAAGCTTCATGTCTGTAAATACTTCCTGATATAATTTTATCGTACTATCCTGATAGTCAATTACGGCATTTTTTTACTGCCGATTATCTCTGTCGGGTATGACGCGGTTCGGGAAATATCGACCGCAAAGAACTATCAAGGTAAGACGTGTTACGTAATCTCTATAGCGTCAGCTGCAACAAGCTGTGCCTTTTAATCAAACAACAGTTAAGTTATTAGCACTCAAAACTAGCGAACCAGAACTCCGAAGCTACACCAATCAGACAGAATTCACACAACTAGCCCCACAAATCTATCCAGTTGGCATTAGTAGCTGCTCGTAAGCCACAACATTTGGTCGCTGTTTCACCAACATCGATAACTTCCGCCGATTCCAAACGCTGCACCTTGGTGGGTATTTGCGGCCTTGTTTTTCGTGCCCAAGTTCACTTGATCGTGATGTGTTGGAGTTCGGGAACGATATACCGCAAATAGCTGCCAAGGGATGACGCATGGTTTCACGCGCAAGGCGCAGGGGGAATGGAAAGGGGTATCTGCGCTAGCATATCCCGTCCCCCCGCGGGAGCGTGGCAAAATCATGCTTGGGACTTTGTACGCCCTAACAGAACAGTAAACGTTACCGGCTAACTTGCTTCCGTCTTTTCTGCAGCTTCAACAGCTTCTGGAACAGCAAAAACAACCTTAATGGCAACTACCTCTTCCGGTGTTTTGGCTGCTGTTACTCTGTCCTGCAGGGCTAGGCGCTGCCCTGTCACATTGCCTGCAATTGCAGTCCAATTCTTTGCATTGGCATCAATACGTTTTGCAAGCTCAAGCACATCCATGCCGCGTGTGGCAGCAATGGCGCGCACAAGCCGCGCGGATGCTTTTGCATCTGCAATGAGTGCCTCTGCTTCTACTCGCTGCATATCCCATGTCTGGCGTTCCATGTCGGAATATTCAGCACTACGCTCTTTTAAAAAGGCATCATGCGCTGTTGTGATCTCGCTTTGCTTGGCAAGTTTCACTTGCTCAAGTGACAAGTATTCAACATCCCACATAAGCTGGAAACCGTTTTCTGTATCGCCTTCTACACGTTCATTTGTAAGCTGCTGGTTCTTTGCATTGTACTGCGGCTGTTCTTCCGTAAGAGGGTAGATATCAAGCGTTGCTAAGTCGATGTCGTCATGCAGCAAGCCACGGCTAGTAAGCTGGAATGCTGTATATTGTGTTTCGGTGGCTGGTTCGTAGTATTGCATTATTTACTCCATTTCACAGAGGATCAACTCCCAAAAAAGACAGTCCCAAAGTTAAGGGATAAACATCCGGCATGGCACTACCCAATTCGGATTAGACCTAATGCCATAAACCAGACCGCCATCGATGGGAGGCTGTATCCAAGCACTTGCATCTCGATACTCTGAAGAGCTCCAAATACTATTTGTGCCAATCTCATTAAATTTACTACCACTTGTTTCGTCAGCGGCATCAATGACAGCTTTCTGCTCAATAATTCTGGCTAACTCATCTTTATTGGGCAGAAAGAAATCGTTACAGCCTTCAAAAACAAGATTGTCACAATACTCAGCAGCAGGAGCGCCAAAGGAACCGTATGCATCGTTCATACTGTTATATGGGCTTGAACACAGGATGGCGGTATTCTGAGCCCCAGTCCTAGGATCTTTTATTGATGCGGATGTAATGTCTGTTAGACTTGTATTCGTTCCTCTAAGTCCCCACTGTCTCTGAATACGCTTAGACGCTGGGGCAACGATGAGATAGCCTTGCTGACCATTAGCAAATGTATGAGAGATCGCTATCCCCCCGTCAAACCGTGCACCATTCCCAACGGTTTTAGTCCGAAACGCTCGTACCTCAGACCATGCAGACCAACCGCGTACAGCATCATGCACACGCACGCGCATGGTTAAGGCTGTATTCCGTTCCTGCGTTGGTAAATCTACAAACTTCTGTCCCACGTTTACAGTTTCTGTATGAATCACTTCACCGTTCTTGCTAATTTCTGCTTCAATTTTATCCTGCTGCAGCGTGCCGCCTTCCTCAATAACAGGCGTTGCAATCACAGCTTTCAAACCAGTCCACATAACCTCGCTACCTTCCTGCGGTGCAAGAATGGTAGGTGCTTCAATGAACTGAAACAGATCTGTGGTGAACACATCAATTGTTGTCCAGCCGCTCCATGTATCGCCCCATTTGGTGCGAGCATGAAGGTACAAGTGACTGCCAGTCTGCAATTTTTCAGCTGGTACTTTCCAACTGGTTACGGCACCAAGTTCACCAGACTCTACAACCACAGCTGTGCGTAACAGATCTGTACTGATGACAAACTCTGTATGTTCATGATGCTTGGTTGTGTCGTCAGAAGACCCTGCGGTAATAGTCAGCGTTGGAGTTTCACCAATTCCGGTCGCATGGTTAGCCGGAGAAGTGAATGCTGGTGCATCTACGGGCACATCCACCACGGTAAACTCAACTGGTGCACTCCACAGGCTAGCTAAGCCGCCGTGCTGCCAGGTCTGGAAACGAGCACTGAATACAGAATCAGCAGGAACCTGCGGTGCAGTGAGGGTAACGGATTCTTTTGTCACCTGCGGTGCAAAATCACTGGTTACATCCTCTTTTGCAGCATTGAGAATCTGCAATTTTACCTCTGTTTCCCACAGGGTATTTTCCGGCACACCGGTAACTTTAAATCCGATTGCTTCGCCCTCGTTTACACGATCTACATAGCCATTAGGTAACTTGAGAGAAGGCGCAGCCACACGCATGTCTGGATGCGGATCTGCCGCATGTTTATGCGCACTTAATTCAGTATCTAAATCTTTTTTTGACGCACTCACAAAGCGATCTTCAATCTCAACAACCACCTCTGCACCTGTGCCTGCTTTTACAATCACGCGCAGAGGCATCTCGACAGGAGCGTCGCTTGCTGGCGGCAGATAACTTGCCAGTTCCGGCGGTACAAAGTCTGCCATGTACAGCAGTTCACCATTTTCAGGATGACGGGCAGTTACACCCATTTCTGTCATCATAAAGCCTTCGGTCAGGCCGGTGTTTGAAAGCACACCGTTGAGTACTACTGCTCCGCCCTGCTTTTCGTACTCTGTAATTGCCACTGCACGTTTAGATGTTTTCAACGCCGCAGGTGGTGTGCCTGTACGCTCTTCCTCGCTCCACATGCCGTTACCCACGTGGATGCTTAACAGTTCGAGAGGCTGTCCCTCGTGCACCATGCGAAGCAGATCCACACCTGCATCCGTCAATCTCATGCGTTTGAATAAACTCATTAATTACCCTCTACTCTTGCTATTACCGGTACATACATTTGCGTAATGCCACCGGAGTGATATGTAGTCTCTGTCTCAACCTCTGCCGCACAATACGGGCGCACATAGCATGGCACGCTTATTTGGCCGACCCCGATCTCTGCAATGGTGTGGTCAGCATCGTATTTTTGAAATGTCGGCAGGAATCCGTTAACAGAGGTGCATGACATACCCATGCCCCCCACTGGGACAATGGCCGTATCCACTGCCAAATCATTCGGGAGCCCACCGGATGCGCTCAACCCAAGCTGCGCTACGGCTGCAATACCGACTTCCCCTTCAACATCCTGCGGAACTGAAATGGCGGTTAAATGCGAGCGGGTATTTTTTGCGGAGTTCACAACAGTAAGGATTTCTTGAAAAGCCTCGCTGCTCCCAAGCGCACCTTTAACTTCCAGCGAATAGGTTCCCGCCTGCTTTTTGGGTGTTTCTTCCCACCATTCGCGGGCTGTTACTTCAACCCCAAGCGCCCCTAAAGCATCCTCAACCGCACCGCGAGTACCCTTTTTTTTATGCACGGCAATGGAACGTGCCACCGTCTGCCTTTTTTGCTCTTCGCTCCACTCTTCATTCCACTCATCAACTGACCATTCGTATGCAAGCCAAGGCAACGTCTGCATAGGACATTCAGCCGGATTCCTGAGCGTGTTAATGAGCACAGGAAGTGAAAAAGAACGTGCACAGGTCTTCTCTAACGCCCGTTCATATTTTGTGGCATTTGAGGGAAGCAGCGTCATTCACTTCCCCCTTGTGTCAACGTAATATTGGTGCAGTATGCAGCTTCGCTCTGCTGTGTAAGAATGTCCTGAGCCGGAGAGGTAATCTCCACACGGGACACACCTGCAATATGCAACGCCGCGTTAATGCCTGAACGTGCGATGCAGGTTCCCAGCTTATGGCTGTCTGCAACATACTTTTCCAAATTGGTACGCGCTTCGCGCAAAACATTTTCCGATGACGGCCCCGGCAGGATATGTACAGCTGCCTCAACTTCGTACTCTTTAATAACTGCGGGCAGCACTTCCAGATAGTCCGTAAACGGTCTGGTATCCTTAGAAAACACAGCTTTTACTGCATCAAGAACAGCCTTTTCCGGAACGCCAGTACCTGCCTTGCCGAGTACGTACAGCTGCACGTGCACTGGTTCTGTTGAAGATGGGTACGCATCCTTCACTCCTACAACAGATAGTGCATGAAAAATGTACGCTCCCTCTGGCCCTGCAGTACTGAAACCTTCCGGTGCCATCACAATGCGTTTTCGAAAGTCATCGCATTCCTCATACACTGGCGGTCTTGGTGGATATGCATCCGGATCGCCTGCGTCGAGAAGCTTTCTTTCCAGCGGAATTGATGCCGCTAAGTGATCAAGATCTGCACCTGTGGCATAGGCCACAAGCACTGCTTTTACTGCTTCATTAATACGCTGTCGCAGCAACAGCTCCCTGTACGCGTTTGCTTCAAAAATCTTGTATGCTGGGTCAGAAGGAACCGGCGCTGTAAAATCCGGATCAATTTCCTTGTGATATGCAATAAGTTCCTGAAGAATTTGCTCTACGCTTAAAGATTCAATAATCTCAGGTGGCACGAGACGTGAAAGATCAATTGCATTGAACGCGCTCATGTTACCTCCACTCCTTCAAGTGTGATCTGCTTACCGTCCGGCAGGTATTCACCTGTCAGATTCAGAGCCAGCACACCGTCTGTTAATGATGCAATGCGAACATTTTTCAACGTAAACCTCGGCTCCCAACGATGCAGGGCTTCCGCTGTCGCTGCATAAAACTCCAAAGAAGTGTCTGCATTAACCGGCGCATCAATGAGACTTGGCAATCGCGAACCGTACTCTCGATTCAACACCCGTGTACCAATTCGGGTTGAAAGAATGTCAGCAATGGACTGCCGTAAATGCGCTATGCCGGAGAGTCTCTCTCCGGTGTGTTTATTAATACCGTTCATGAGTGCAAATTAGCAGTGTGCGACAAACTATTCCAATGCAGTTTGTGACTATTGCGTAAAATATGTATTTTTTTCTTTAAGCGTAGCATCCTCGTAACATACATAAACTATCAAATAAGGTATCGATACATGACATAACGATGAATGTAACGACACCTTTTCCCACAACACAAAACAAGTTACATAAAAACAAACAATACATACGATAGATCATGTGTCGGGTTCAAATCACAAACCTCACGAGGAACTGTTCGCTATGAGGGTGAACCTGTTCCGCCTTCTTTGCACGAATGGGTATGGCTGTTCAGCGAAACCCCAGCAACAACATCAGCATCAGTTGAGATGGTTTCTGACGCATGCAGGCTTCCTTTAAAGCTCGCATTCCCTCCACCGGAGCCGCCACCTTGTGTAAGTGCACCGTTTATTGAGGTCACACCATTAAGAGATATCTGAGGAGCTTCAATTGTTGCAGAGGAACCTGCTGTGATAGAAACAGCACCTGCAGCTTTGACTGTTACATCCGCCTCAGCCTGAGCAAGGATGTTGCCTCCGGCTTTGCAGGATATATTGCTACCTGCATCTACTGACACGGCACCTTCTGCCTTAACCGTAACATCGCCTTTGATATCTGCAGTCAAAACATGGCTGCTCCTGTCGTACATGATGACGGAGCCATCTTTATAGATTGTTTTTTGAATATCAGGACTATGTTCCGGTGCGGGATATGCTGTCTGGTTCAATGTCCCCACAATCACCCCCAACGCATGACCAGCTGGAGTAATCACCAGCACCTGCTCGCCCACCTCAAGGGCATCGTACGTACGATTCCCCGCTGCCCTTGCAGCAATCCACGGCAGATAGTCTGTAACCACGGTTCCAAACTCCACACGCGCACAATTTTTTTCGTAATCAACAGAATGTACTGTGCCTATGCGAACCATGGTATGAAACTGCCGTTGCAGTTCAGCCAATTGAAAATTCATTATGCACTCCTCACCCTAACAACTTGTATTTATCGATATGTGCCAACCCAACCTCCGGTGCCATGGACACGTATGCCTTCTCCGGCATTGTGAAATCATCCCCTTCTTCTGTCCCGAGATAGACCGAAAGTGTAAACTCAATCAGCCACGGACAAAGATGATGCAGCGCTGGCAATGTGGTATCAGCCTTCGCACGAACAAACTCTGCCCCACGCATTGGTAAGCCAAATCTATTTCCTTCGATGCATTGCGCTAACGCTCCAGCCAGCTGCCTTGTTTTTCGATCTGCTCCTTCACCACTATATGCGCCAACAATTCTCAACTCGAAATGCAGGTCAACAGGCAGCAAGTCAGCGCATTCACGCTTCTTGCTCTCAAACAGCGGCATAGAAACAATGCAGGCAGGAGCCGCATAAGGTAGTTTCCCCATAGCATCACCCGTATCTGTGACAAGGGGTGCATCTTCTGCAACTGTTTTAAAAAGTGGAAAAGCTTTTGCAACCGTATCAAGTACTGCTTGATGGATGTTCTCAATGGTTACTGTATGGGAACTCTCCGTCCCTGCACCTGCCGACTGTAATTCTGTATCTGCCATAGTAACTCCACACTTATTGCTGTAAGATCTGTGCATTGTATCCAGACCGCATTCCATCTACTCCTGACTCTTCACCCAACGGCTATAGACCATCTTCACTGCTGATATCCCCATGCCCAAGGCATCCGCTATTTCCTGATACCGCAGTCCCTGCTGCCGCATCCGAATTATGCGTGAATTACGCTCAAGCTTTGTAAAGCTTGAGCAGCGCGGAATTGTTAAAGGCTCACCTGCATACTCCTGTGCCAGTTCCAGTGCAGCGTCTTCTCCGATAGTTTTTACAAGCCAGTGCGATGAATGCATTCGTGCCGGACTCGGCACATAAAGGCTGCGGCTTTTTTCTTTCTGTTTACCGCGCACAAGCTGCAGTGTTTTTTCCACACCAATGACACTGGCAATTTCCTGAGCAGTGGGTGGTAGCTGTACAATTTCAGACTGCATCGCTGCTACCTCCTTTGCTTCAACTGCACAGGAGTACTTCCATCGGAAGCAACTGTTGCAAAACACACTGGATGCTTTTCAAGGGAAGCAGGTGTTCCTGACCCTCCAGAACTATTTCCTGAATCATCTGCCACTCTGTGAACCTGAGTCATTCGACGAAGAAACTCATCCAACCCGGGAACATTATGTCCGGCAGACTCAAGTCTGAGGGCAGATTCATACGCTTTAACCCCAAGTCGCAATCCTGCTGAAACCAGATCTACTGTTTCCTGAACATGCACCTTCATTCTAGCAATCTCCTTCACTCTGTGGACGCTGCTGAAGAAAATGCATAAAAGTAGTAACAATGAACGCATTAACCCTAAAAATGCATAAATGATTCTTCATACATCCTCGCACCTATATTTTAAAAACAAAAAAGCACATGCATAAAAGCATGTGCTCACAGTACGAGGTTTATAAAAAGTGTTATGTGTATACACTTGGATACACATAATTTTAATTTTTTATATTAAATCAGACAATTTTTCCTTTGTAATATACTCTAATCCATTTTGCATAGAAGATAAAAACACCTCTACTGAGACAGCTTTGTTTCCACATTGCTTGCAAACACGCTGCCGAACAACATACTCTTCATCTGCTACATTAGATCTTGGGACATGTGTTTTGCCACCGCACTTTGGACATAACATTCTATTCTCCTAGCATAATTTACTGAAATTCACTGCTACCTGAAGTAGACATCCAAACGAACAGATACCATGCGGTTACTCTTTACCGCAATAAAAAGTTGACACAAGGTAACTTTGTGACACATAGTTCCTGCATGACAACACATACCACAGAAAATGCTCAGGCATGGGCAGTAATTATGGATAGAATCCGGCAAGAATATGCCGCAGGGCAAACCCAACTCTCTATTGCCCAAAAAATGGGGGTAACTAAAGTTGCGGTAAGCCGCTGGCTCAGCGAAGAACGAGGAGGTGACCGCACAACGTTTGGCGATATGATACGCTATGCAAAAGCACTAAACATCCCGTTCGAAAAGCTTGTCAACCTGCCAGTCACGCAACCTGCCAACCCACTTACGGAATTTGACAAAGCACTAGGCCGCGTTCTTAAAGAATGCGCTCACGAAGCCGAACTTTCGATACAAAATCTTGTTGATCAAATCGGCATATCGCAAGCACACATTGAAGCAATTCTTGCTGGCACAGCACCACTCACCGGAGAGTTGCTACACCGCTTTTGCAATACAGTTGAGGTAGGAGCTACCGTGCTGTTTAAAAAAGCTGAAAAACAAGCAGCACAGCACAGATAACCTGTTGCTTTTATAAAAAGTTACTTACTAGTCAGAAAAATCTAGGATCTGAAAAACTCTTCTCAACGGCAAAGATACTCATATTTCACATATTTTTTCATGCTGGGTCCAGTAATACGTTTTTCGCAGTGCATGTATCCCTTTTCTTCCAGATAGTCTGTAACCCAAAAGTTAAACACAACCGATGACACTAATCCAACGCTGAAAAAGATGACAAACACACGGGTTATAACGTTATGAAATGCCACAGAGCACTCCTGTCGAGTGACTACATACCACAACGATCCAGCAGCTATCGGAGCACACATAAAAGCAACCACAGCCCAAAGGCACGTTGCAAGGTTATAAGTGACAACCTCCTGTTCGGTATAGATAGCGTACACATCTGCCAAAGCATTATATGAAACCAAAGTTGTAATGGGAAAAACAACAAACAAGTTTAATAAACATCCACATAGTTCAGGCTTAACTAACTTGAAACCTGCCAC